GAGCGACCCCAAGTAACTCCAGGAGAAAAAATGGCCTCCAAAGCTCAACTGAATAAGATCTACGCTGACTTCCGGGACATTGAGAACCTCGGGGGCCGGACTTTCGATGCCTCACTCGCAGACTGGAAAAAATACTCTGGCGTTGATTCCTTCAAGGCTCTATCTCTGATCCAAGCCTCCAAGATCATCAAAACCAACATCTCGAACCTCGCCAAACTCAAGAACGTCGCCCAACTGAACAAAGAAAGAACCGACAGGGAGAGCAAAGAAGCTACGGAGACAGAGCCACAAGGGGATCTTTTGCACGAGAAGCCACCTTCTCCAGACAAGGATAAAGTCCTTCGCGCAATTAAGGATGCACTCGCCGAACTCGGATGGGATGCTGAAGACGAATCCCTTACCCAGACTTTGCTCTCACCCTACAACTTGAAGTCTATGGACGAGTTGGAAAAGGCGGACATCTCCGTACTCCAGAAGGTGCTCAATGATGTAGGAGGGGGAGGCGGGGGGTCAAAATAGAAGGAGGTACATTGATGCAAACAGAAGCAACAAAGACTAGCGCCAAAGTTATAGACACTAAATTGAGAAATAGAATGGCGCACTTACACGAGAGGGAAACTGGCTTGAGAGAGCTGGCACTTCAAGTATCCCTCATGATGGGCAGATCTTAACAAGGATGCCCAGGCTTGGTTTGCCGAGGCCCAAGAGAAATACGGTTTGGATCCCGATTTCGTCTATGCCTACGAACACAAAACACAGCGACTGGAGAAACGATATCGCCGCACTATCCAGCCGCCCCCTACTAAGGTCTGATGTACATTCTAGCCCGCTCTGTGGCGTTCTGGCGAAAACACTATGAGGGATAGATGACTAGGGAGAACCGATACCCTTAAATGGGGCGGAGTCATCAAAGTAGGTTCGAATCCTGCCAGGGCGGGCGCGGAAGGAGATGATGTAAATGTCACACTATCTGATAGATATTGAGTCGTTTATTCTCGTTGAATATGACGATAGACCAACGCAACAACAAGTGGAAGATTCTATCAGGGGAGGAATTGAAGGTCTTATGGATAATATGCGTATGAAAGTAGTTCGATATTAACTTGCGCAGGGCGGGCAAGGAAAGGAACACTAATGAACAAATACCACAAATTTGCTAGGCAAGTAGCACAAACAATCTGCGATTGTATGAACCTGTTCTATAAGTACAGGGAGGCAGAACTATTCAGGAAAGAACTGCTCAACCAACTCTCTAGCCTCCGTTTTTCCACCAAGGATAACAGATTCTTTCTGCCAGCGACGGAACCTATTACCGGACCTCAAATAAAGGAGATAACATGTTCAGCGATGAGGCCATAGCGCTAACCAAAGACACTATCGCGGCTATCAAAATCCTTGCCGCGAAAGCTAGAGGGGGAATCTCCCAGCAGGAAATGATTAGTCGCGCCAGAGAGTCCCTCGCTAAAAAAGAACGCGGAGCCTACCACTTAGTTTACACGAAGGATCGCAGGACTATTGTTGCCGAACCAAGAGATTGGGAGTGGGAGCCGGAGGTGGGGGAGTGGTGCATTAGGGGAGTCAAAACGCTAGGATTGATAAGTGATGTTAGGGGAAGGCAGTGGTTATCAATTCCTCATTATGAGCACGAACTACATAAGGATAACGTTACCCCCCTCCTCCATTGGGAGCGGCTTGTATCCATAATGCTCTCGCTCGGCTACTGGATGGATGTGGAGTGTGCCCAAACCACAAAAACCATCATCTACAACACCGTCAAGATATTCAACCCCAGGAAGAAGGATCCCGTTTACACAAAAGTCTACTGTGGCACGCAAGAGTCTGTAATGCTCGCTATAATCGAGTTCGCAAAGGAGCAAAACCATGCCAAATGAGGACTGGTATTTAGACAAAACCGGTTATCTTCACCTTTTCACCCCGAAACAAATAGCCAAAGCCGCCGGTTGCCAACCCGTCCTAATCCACAAGTATATCCACTTTGGCGTCAGAGGAGTCGGCAAGCTACGATACCAGGCTGTCGATGAGCACGGTCAACCGCTGATAAGTCTCGACGCACTCAGCGAGTTTGGTCTAAAGCACACCGGCTACGCCCGTGATTACGCTCTCAAAGCAGTTAAGGCATTGAAAGGAGCGGATCCAAGAATTTCCTCCCAAAGTGGGGAGCTCTCCCAGCAAATCACTGATCATAGAGGCAGCCCAAACGCCAAAAAACTTTCTCCAGGCCAGAGACAGCATTCTGACAAAACAGGGGGGGCAAAATGAAGCGTCTAGGACTAGCTCATAGCCAGTCTGGAGTCTGGACTCTCTGGATCTCCCTGGGTAAGTTCAGGCTTATTCTCAAGAAAAATAAAGTCTGGGCACTACTAGAGCTCTGGGTCCCAACTCGTTCTTTTACTATCGAGACTGGCTTTGCCAGGTTCCCGGGATTCAGGGTTCGTTTCTGGAGTCCGGCATCATAATCTTAAAAGGAGCTACTTATGAAAAGACAGCATGTAGAGCATTTTGAGTACCTTGACCGCCACTTTTCCGCCCTTTTCTGGCGTTACTGTTGTATGTGCGATAAAGACTTTCGCAGGGAATGGGGCTGGAGAGCCCTAACCGGTCCGTGGGGCAACGGAGGGGGAGTTGTCAGATTTCTTTGTGGCACCTGCGCTCCCACGAGGGCCGATGCTGACAAGATATTTCTCAAGCGCCTTTGGCTCGGCAAGCGCCCTAAGCATCCCCCGAAAGGAGCTTCCAGTGGACAAACGAAACAGCCTAGTACATAACCAAAGCATCTCACGCTCTCTCAAGGGCCGTAGGCCGTGGAACAAAGGCATCGGTCTTGAGGACCCTCGTATCCGCAAAGGCATCCAAACCCGGCGCGAGTTCGCCAAGCTACGGGAGCTCATCAAATTAATCTACCAGGAGGTCTCAAATGATTAGACGCACAACCCTTATTCTCTTTTCTCATCTCATCGTTGCTCTCTGCGTGCTTCTCTTCGCACGCATGAACCCAGAACTTCCTGTTTCCGCCACTCAAATCTCAACATCTGAGCTAATTCCAATCACCTTAACCGCGTACTCTCCGTGCCCGACCCAAACCCAGGGACACCCACGTCAAATGGCTTCAGGAAAGTATGCATCCTGGCCTAAGATCCGGGGATTCTATTACGTCGCCGTATCACGTGACCTCAAGAAGCGCTACAACCTCTCCTGGGGTGATAGCATATTCCTCGAATTCAAACTTGAGGACCTTATGGCCACATCATTCAATGGTGATCCAATCACCAATACGATTGATATGTTCGTTCCAACGGAAGAGATGGCTAACGATATCGGCCGCCAAACTTGGAGGAGGATCTTCTTTGTCAGACAATCCGCACCTTAACCAAATTCTCGAAGATCTCCACGGCCCAAAATCTTCGTTTCTACAACTCTATCTCGATTATGCCACGCAAGTTTGTGATGCTCCTCCAGTTTTCCATCAATTTATTTCCTATGCCATCATCGCCACGGCGCTGGGGAATAAAGTCTGGTTCCAGTTCGGCGACCAGAGAATCTTTCCACATCTGTGGCTGATTCTCCTTGCCCCCTCATCCCTCTACCATAAATCTTCGGCTCTCGGTGTCGGCCACCGTCTCCTCAATCGCGTTTCCGAGGATCTCGTTTATCCCACGGAATTCAGTCCAGAGGAGCTCCTACGAATTATCCAGGACCAACCCTCGGGGGCGTTCTTTTTCTATGAGTTTATGAGCTTCGCGACCTACCTCGAGAGAGATTACATGCTCGGGACCAAGGGCTTATTTACAGAACTCTACGACTCTCCACCGTACCGTAAGCGCAAGATCCGCAAAGAATCCTTTGTTGTCCGCTATCCTTCTTTCTCCATCTTCTCAGCCACTACAACCGAGTGGTTTCTCGAAAAAGCCAGGGAGCGAGATCTCTTCGGCGGCTGGCTACCCCGCTATATATTCCTAGCTGATACCCAGCAACTAAGGCAGGATGACTTCCCTCCACCGCCGGATATGAGCAAGCAAAATGCGTTGGTCAAGCAACTCTACCATATATCCGAACTCAAAGGCGAAGCTCACTTTACTGCCGATGCTCACAAACTCTACAAACAACTCTACCGTCAGTTTGTCGCCAAAGCCGCAACCTCCGATCCCACGCTTGTTGCGTTCTACACCCGTCTCCAAATGTACCTCCTCAAACTAGCTCTCATCCTGGAAGTTGGTAATGATCCCCACCGCTTTGCCGTTAGCTTCGCCATCACTTCGCACTCGGTCCAAGCTGCTCATCAACTCACTTCATTCCTCTCCTCCAAACTCCAGCGTCTCATCGAGGAGGAGTTTGTGTTCACCAAGTTCGCCTCGGCGCGAAAGAAGGTCCTTAATCTCATCCAATCAGCGAGTCCCGAAGGGATCTCACGCAGAGATCTACTCCGCAAATCCAGGCTTTCAGTTCGATTCTTCGACGATGTTCTGGTAGCGCTATCCCAGGAAGAGCGGTTTGATGTCAAGACTCTCAAGGTCGAAGGCTCACGCAAATCTTCTAAGCTCTATGTTTACAAACTCTCTCAACCGTAAGGAGTTAATTATGAGCAAAAAAGATCTAGCATTTGGCAGGGTCAACGAGTTCCTCAAAACATTTCAACCCGTCTCCCCAGACTCTTCCTCTTCTACCACCGACGATCATCTTCCACGTCATTCTCTTCCAGCCATGGAAATCTCCCCGGACTTCAAACCCGATTGTCCTTTCTGCCCCATTGAGCGCAAAACGCCCTGGTATCTCTCTGACGTCATTCACGACATCGTTGTCTGTCAGGATCTCCACCATCGTCAATATACCCTACGCATCCTCGTCGTTGGTTCAGGACTTCGTTGGCACGAACCCTGGAGCTCTCTCCCACATGTTTACCAAGATCTCTTCGTTGCTCTTGCGGAGGCGTTTGCCGCCTACGCCATTACTAAAGGACAGGCCAAGGAGCTCGTCGTAATTGAAAACATTCACTCTCTATTCCCAGGCCACGCTCATATACAAGCGTGCCTAATGTAAGGAGGTCCATAATGTTCATCACAGTAGGTTTATACGAAGTATTCCTGGTCGACACTGACCAGGCCAAAGAGCTGTTCTACGCTCGCGCCGTCGCTAACTCCCCTGAATCGGCTATAGCCCAAGTACAATCCGTACTCGTCTCATCAAAGCCCATCAACTTCAAAGCCATACGCTTCTTCACCCGCTGCATCGGCACCTGGACGGATACGTCCCCAATGCAACTCAACGCCCCAGTAGTAATTCCACCACCACAAAAGAAGGGAGGTAAAAAAGATGAGCCTTTTTAGACGATTTCTCGACTGGTTTAACGGCAGGGATAAACTTACCAAAGCGCAACTGAAGGAAGTCGTTTCCGATCTAGCTCCACCGCAAGGGGCTCCTCAAGTCCGCACGCTCCAGGATCTCCGAGCTGCCCAGGAAATCCGTGCTCTTCAAGATCTTGTGGTCTTCGCAGATGAGGTCCGCAAAACACTCGCGATCATGAAGACCTCTGCGCAAAAGCGTGTCGACAATGATGCTGTTCTCAAGAAATCAATCGACTCGCTCTACGTTGAGGTCGGTAATCTCGCAGACAAAGTTCGCGCGTTTGCGCCCCGGGAGAAGGATAAACAATGAAATTAAAAGTAGGTCAAACATATCGCACTCACGGCGGATGGGATGCCAGAGTTATTTGGATATCCCCATCTACGATCAAAGAACTCGTTACAGTCCTAGCCGTTCATTTTCCTGGTAATGCGGAAAAAGAAACTGTGGTGCATCACCGACTCGATGGAACTGCACATCCCGTTTTAGGATTCTTCGAGCCACCGACATTCGACCACCCGCATCCAGCAGACCTGATTGAAGAATGGCGCAGCCTCGTCAAGTTCACAAAAGACTGAGCAAAGAGGCCTAAATCGTGGCAACACCTCCTGCCAGTCTCTTTGTCTGGCGGGGCTGCCTAACCAAGAAAGGAGAAAGTCTATGTCCAATCTAAGTACTGCTATCGAACATTTGGAAGATGCGCGAGAACTCGTAGAAACTGAGTCAGAGATAGATGAAGACAAAGCAGATGCACTCTTGACTGTGGCAGATTCAATTCAACTATGTGAGCATGACCTTCGAGAGTTAGCGGGGGAGGAGGACTAAATTGAAAAACCGGACAACTAACTTCAACACCCCTCACTCGGACCTAATAGATAATCTCGTAGCAAATCGCCTCGCCATGCACTTCATAGTCTTTGCTGAGGTCGGCATCGGAAGCCGTTGGCTACAGGCTAGTAACCTCCCCGTGCCTGATGTATTGTCTCTGCGCTACAGCTATACCCAACCAGATATAACAATCTATGAAGTCAAGATCTCTCGGGGAAATCTCATGCAAGGCATTAACCAGGCTAAATATCGACGCTATCTCCCCTATTGCGACCGCTTTTATTTTGCCACTCCCGCTGGCATGCTCCGTAAGAACGAAATTCCTCAAGATGCGGGTTTGATAGTCCACAGTTCGGAAAAGGATACCTGGAGCGTGGTCAAAGCGTCGCCCAGACACAAAGCAACAGAAATGGGCCCAATGCAGTGGCAATCCTTAATGATGGCTAAGTATGCTACTGAACGCAGAGTGCGCAGACTCAAGGATCGTATTGTCTGGGAAGAGAACGCCAGCGTCGCGGATAAGGCTAAGAATCTAAGCTACGAAATCGCCACCAAAATCAGGGAAGCGGACGGGGTAGATGAAAAGATCAGAGCAATCAAGGAAATAGTTGCTGAGGGTTTAGGCATAGACCCGGAGGAGCTTTACAAGCGGGGGGGCTGGGATTTGAAGAATTGCATCCATCAAGTAATAAAACACCTAACCGTACCCAGGAAGAAGGAGCTTTCTGCACTCATCATAAGCGAACTAGCAGATCTCCTTTGCGGCGACTACACTTATTACAAAAGCGATCAACTCATAGCAAAACTTCAGGAACTAATTACGCTCCTGAAGCATAAGGAGGAATAAACAGTGAAGGAAGAAAAAGAAGAAAAAAAGGTCGGTAAACTCGTTAATATCACCGGAGATGTAGACCCCAAGAAACTCGGGAAAGTCTATCTCGTAGAGTTCCACTGGTTTGGGAAGAGAGTCGGATCCCTGGAATTCAAGGGGGAGAAACTACACTTCAAGGGAGATGTAAATAAATCAGCCAAACTCTTCTTCGATGTACTGAAAGAGTTTGTGGAGCAATACATCCAAGAGAGGTTGATATCCGAATGTCAGGGGGTTTATTCTAGTAAGTTACTAGATAAGCTGAATACGACTCTTGTTCACATCACCGAGTCACAGCAAATAATCAGACAGATAGAACAATTAGTCGAGAACCTAGCGACGGATGCGCTAGAGCGGAAGAGGAAAGAGAATAAGATTGAGGAGGCAGCAGAAAAAAACGCTCTCAAGGAAAAGATGGAAGAGCTAAAGAGATCAGAAACCTATGGAGCATATCCGCTAAAAGGCGACACTCATAAAGAGCACCAGAGCTAAAGGCAACGCCTTTCAAGATTTTTGTGCTAAGTGGCTAGTGGAACAGGGCTACGATGTCTATAACCAGAAGACCGTAGCCCACCGTCTCAAAAGCGGCATCTGGGTTTCCCTGGCAGCGGATGTGTTTGGATGCGATCTAATATGTATTAAAAAGGGCGAGAAGCCTCTGTTCATCCAGGCAACGTTGCACACGGCCGTGCAGAAACGCCTTGATGAATTCCTGCAACATCCCTGGCCGCTGGAATATGTGCGGGTCCAGCTTTGGCAAAAGAGAGGCCACGTAGTGAACATCAAGGAATTAGATGGCCAGCGGCTACTCGATTACAAAAAAATCATCAAGAGAAAACTCCACCCGGAGGATCCCACTCTCAAGGAGTCTGGATTATGAGAAAAAAAGTAATTCATCTCGGTTTCGGCTTCGGTACAGGGAAAGAGCGATTTGCGTGCGGAGCAAAAGGAAAGGGTTATTATACCGGGGCCAAAAAGCTCGTTACCTGCAAGAGATGTAAGGCCTCTTTCATTTACCAACATCTAGCGAGCTGGAGTTAATAATGCGCTGCCATAATTGTCTTCGCAAACTCAATCCCCTTCTCAAAGATTACCATGCCATCCAAATTACTCTTACCAAGTGTATTTACATCCACTATCCTCACTGCCCCCCTGAAGCAGATTCTTTCGCCAATTTTAAGCAGCATGAACGCAAGCGCCTCCGAGAATCACATTCAGGCCGCATTTCCGTCCCCACCCCTTGACACTCTTTTTTTTTGTGCTACACTATTATCGCAATCACACACACTAACACTCACCAAATCGCTAGACCGAGGAAAGCACGCGTCTAGCCGACCATAGGGCTTGCCTTCCAGGTCCGAGGAAAGCACGCGACCTGGTGGAACGCCTAAGACACACCTACGGTCCAACCACTAATTATCTATCCTAGAGGTATTCCATGAAATACCTATCTCACCTACGTTTGCTAGAGTCCAAAGACCCCCAGGGCAAAGATTGGGACATCGTAGTCATTGAAGCAGGCCTGGGGAAAAATGATCATTTCTACTCTCCCCAAGTACTCGACAAAGCAACATCCCTTTATGAACATGTTCCCGTCTATCTTTTCAAACTCGGCGGCCTGGCCGACCACTTACCAGATGCTCTTACCGATCAAAAAAAGCGTCTTGTTGGCAACCAAGTTGGCTGGTTAGAGGACCCCCATTTCACTTCCTTCAAAGCCGACGGTAAATCAAAGCAGGGGATCCTGGCCCGATTACACATTGACGATGGATTCAAGAACCTACGAGCCAAACTCCTAGATGCTTGGAATCATGGTCTTAAAACATTATACGGACTCTCTCACGACGCCAGAGGCGATACCACCAAAGACGATACCACCGGCATTGAAACCGTAGATGAGATAAAGGAAGTTTCCTCTGTCGAACTCGTCACCTACCCAGCACAGGGGGGGCAATTTATTCGACTGCTCGCCAGTCAAGGAGGCACTACAATGAAGTTCCCCAAATTAAGACAAGCTCTACTCGGGATCCTGACCAAACTCGAACCTACATTAGTGGAGGGACTTGATGAGAGTAACATCACCAATGACCAATTCCTCGAAATGGTCGACGCGCTCCACGAGAAGGATGAGTTCTACACAGAGGCTCAAACTCTCGAAGCTAAAGGACCATTTATGCAGTCCGTTATCGCCAAACTTATCACCCTCCTAAAGGGGGATAAGAAAGAGCAGGCTCTCAAAGTCTTAACCCAGTTGCAGACCAAGCTCAAGGACTACACTTACCCCGCACCTGCCAAAGCCAAGGATTCCGACTCCGATAAGACCAAGGATTCCGGTGTTCTAACCCTGGAAGATCTCTTCGGCGGAGCGGACGTTGATGAGTCGGCTTACACTGAGTGCATGAAGACGCAAATGAAAGCCGGTAAGTCCATGGCAGACGCAGCCAAGATCTGCAAGGTCAAGGCCAAGAAGCCGGAGCCTGCTGACAAGGACAAGGACAAGGACGACCAGGTTAAGGACGCCCTTGCTCGCGTAGCCAAAGTCGAGGAAAACATCAAAAAAACTGCATCCGCAACTATCCTCGATCAGGTCTTAAAGGCCTCGGATCTCTTCGAGCCTGTTAAGGAAAAAATCCGCAACCAATATAAAGATCGCATCTTCGAGAAGAAAGACCTCGAAGAGTCCCTGAAGCAGGAGAAGGCTACCCTGGCCAAACTCACAGAATCCGGCAACCTCACAGGTCTTGGACAGTCCAGAGTCGAGGTCACTCTTGCTGAAAGTGACAAGCACCAAATCGCCATGGATCTCTTATTCGAGAACGAAGTTAAGGATCCGAAGGGAGTCACAGCCTATAGGGGTATCAAGGAAGCCTATAAGAGTTATAATCCCCAGGACCCCGATGTAACCTTCCAGTCTCGCAGACCTAAACGTCTCTCCGAAGCTACTATGGTAGTAGCGGACTTTGATAACGCACTCGGGACCTCCATGATGAAGAAGATGTTAAAGGTCTATAAGCTCATGGACCTTCCTTGGAAAGAGTTTGTTAATATCGTACCTGTAAGTGACTTCAAACAGCAGGAACGTATCCGCTGGGGAGGTTTCGGCGAGCTTCCAACTTACGACACTGAAGACGCGGAATATGCCGACATCGCATTCCCTACGGACGAGAAGGCAACCTATACTCCCTTAACCAAGGGGGGCCTCTTCCCTATCTCTCGCAGATCCATCAAAAACGATGACATGAACATGCTCAGACAGGTTCCTCGCAGACTTGCCAGAGCAGCCGCACGAACCCTCAACAGTTTTGTCTGGGCGTTTCTAATCAACAACTCCACTATCTATGATAACGCAGCTCTCTTCACCGCCGCACGCGGCAACCTCGGTGCATCCGCCCTCGACTTCGATACTCTCTCCGTCGCTGTAACCGCACTCAAAGGAATGAGAGAAAAGGGTAACTATGCAGTGGAAGGAACGGTAACCGGAGTATCCGCCTCAACGTTGGAGACCGGCAAAACGTGGACGGCAAGCCAGTACGACGATTACTACGTCAGAATCGTTTACGGAACCGGAGTAGGACAGTATAGGAAAATCGCCAGCCACACGACTGGCGGAGTAATTACGCTGGACGCTGATTGGACAACTAATCCTGATACGAGTTCAAAGTACGAAATATTCCAACACCTAGATGAGAAGATCGGACTGAAACCTGCTCATATCGCAGTACCCTCAGAACTCGAACCAACCCTGGATGTTATTCTCCAATCCAAACTCGAACCCGGAACGGTTGAGAACAACATCAACGTAATGAAGAACGTCGCTAAGAAAATGGTTCCTCCTAATCTAGTTGACGTAAATGACTGGTATGTCATAGCCGATAAGACTTGGTTGGACCTGTTCGAGCTCGGCTTCATAGATGGCGCACAGAATCCAACTATTCTCATTCAGGATCAACCTAATGTTGGCACAATGTTTACCCGTGACAGAATCACTTACAAAATAAGGCACGAATATGGCGGAGCACCGGTTGACTATCGTGGCTTCTACAAAGCCGTAGTCAGCTAAGCACCGTCTCCTTAACCTTGAACGCGAACTAAACACTTTGCGATCAGGTCTCCCCCAGGGGGGGCCTGAATCAAGGGAGAAAAACAATGGGCGCATCAACTTTCAAACGCACACACATCGTCCTGGGGAAAGACGGCGCAGGCCAGGATTTTAAGGCCTTCGGAGACACCTCCGGCGCTTACATCCGCTGGGACCACGCAAACGACAAACTAATCTTCGCTGGTGGAGCCGATATGGACATGGGTTCATTCGGTACGCCTCTCACCCTCAACCAATCAAACAATTATCTTTTCGGTATTTTCGGCGACGTGTCGGTCGCGAACGCTACCGGCACCAATGTCGAAAGAGGCATTTGGTCCCGGGTCAAAGTTTCCGCAGCTCAGACTGGAGCCTTCTCCATCTTCGGCGGACAGCTTCAATTCCGCTGGGCCGATGGATGCACAACTCTCGGTTCCGGCACTGAGAACGCTCAGTATGCTGGAGCATGGCTTTACCTCGAACAGGACACAACTGGGCAAGCACTCGCTGATTACGCACACGCTTCTGGAGTAGTTGTCCAGGTCGAAACCTTCGGAGCTCTAACTATACCAACCAACGCTCATCTCTCCGGGGTCCAAATCGAATCTCGCCTGGGAGCTGCTAATGGCGCAGCTATCTCACTCAATAGCGGAACTATCGCAGGAGTATTCATCACTAAATCTCCTGCCGCCGCGGGTGTAACGGCTGCTGATTGGCCATTCGGGATCTTCATTGAGGATTGTACGGTGGCCATGCGGGTAGAAACCTCCCTACCAGTTCAGTTCAGAGACGCGAATACCTACATCTCCTCATCGGCAGCAAGCGTCCTGGACATCGTTGCTGCAACCGCGATTAAGATAGAAGGCGATCTCCGAACGGATCGCTGGCAGGATGAGGTCAAAAATACCCTAATCGGTGTTGATGTCGCTGGTGCTGATGGTTTATCATCGGGAGCGCTACACAATACGGGAATCGGCTACCAAGCTCTATATAGCCTCACTCTCGGTACTCACAATGTAGCGATCGGTGGTTTAGCTCTATACACCTGCGCCACGGCGGACAAGAATACGGCCGTTGGATTTAACGCTCTCAAGACCTATAACTACGATGGAGCTGGGTGGAACGTAGCGGTTGGATATAATGCGCTCGGTCTGGCAACTGGTTCCGCTGGTGATTGGGGCATGGGTAACGTTGCTGTTGGCTCCAGATCCGGCGATCACATCACCTACGGAGCTTATAACATCGTAATCGGTTACCAAGCTGGTGATAATATCACAACTGCCGACCATTGCATCATAATCGGTAATCAGGTCGATGCTCCTTCTGCTACCACTGATGCTCAGATAAAGATTGGCGGAAGCACTGCTGAACAGGGATATATCCTAGGCGATGGCGCTGGGGATATGACAATCAATGCTATAGATGCTCACGATGTTCATCTAGCTGTAGCTGACGTTGACGTGGTGAGTGTAGGTTCTGCTGTTGTTGCGATAGTTCAGCCAACGACCGTAACCTTAGCGGCGGGAACCGGAGTGCATTCAGCGGTCACTGCTGTGGCTGCATATACTGGATGGGCTTTAGGATACTGGGGTCAGGCTATTATCTCAAACACTGAAGGGAACGCTGCTAACGCTGCTGGTGGATGTTTTGAGATAAATGTTACGGATACGCATACAGGGGGTAAGTCGGGAATTTGGGCTGGTATTTATGTTGGATGTTTTGCGAGTTCGGCGACTGCGGGGTCCATTCCGACTGCGGGAATTTATATTGAGAATATTGCTGGTGCTGAAATAGATATGTCTGACGTTCCTATGATAAGTCTGGTAACAAGTGGAGGGGGAGGTGCAGGAGAACAGTCTGCTATTGCATTTGAATTTGGTAATGCTGAGGCAGCAAAGGAAGTTTCGATTGGCGCTGGAGGTATGTGGCAAGAGCAGACAATAAGATGCGTAATAAATGGTACAGCGTACTTTATACCAATGTCGACTGGCGAAGGAACATACACGACTGCTTATCCGATAATATCTAGCTATTCGGCCGGATCTGCGGTGGCTGTCACCTCAACCGCTCCGACAACTGCTACCAATGCAATCTCGAGTGCAGTAAATATAACGGACGGTTGGGCGAGCGGAGAGATAAACGCTATCTATGGCAAGGTGACGATAACTCCCGCTGCTGGAGTGACATACAGTGCTGCTGGGGGTCATTTTGAGCTAGAGATGGTCGGGAACGCGACGAGTGGTCACGGTCTGCTGTGCGGAGCGATGGTTAAATTCACTTCGGACTTAGAGCAACCTAATGCGATACTGTATCTGGAATCATATCCTACTGGATCCTGCGACCTATCCGAGACTCCCTTTATAACATTCTGTGACTATAAGTCAGGTAGCGGGGTTAAATCTAATACTCTATTCAGGATAGGGGATCCCATGATGGCGCAAGCTATCTCAACAGGAAGCGGCAAACTCTCTTACAATCAGACGCTTCGGTGCGCTCTTTATGATACCCCGATTTATCTCGTGACTTCAACTGAACAGGGCACCTACACGACTGCTTATCCGATAGAATCATCGAGTAGAAATGCTTTTAGTTCTGCTGCGATCTTTGTTCCATCTACCAGTGTTGGAACGGATTATGTTTTCGCAATGGGAACATACGGCACTCCACTTGATGTCACATATGCTTCTGGTGCTGGTGCTCAACATTTCCTCCCATTCCAGATGAATGTCACGCCCATAGGAGCAGACCCAGAATCTTCAAGCTCAACTAACTTGATGACTTGTGTGATTACTCACGACACTCTTGCTATGCCTCATGGACGACTAAAATGTACAGACTTCTACACCAACATATCAAAGAATGTTTTGGATGCTTATGTCTATCAGGGCGAGCTTAATTTCTCTGATAGTTCTGCTTTCAATGAGGCTGCTGCTCTCGGTTTATGCGTGAATGCTAGTAGTGGAACAGTTGCTGGGAAACTTCGTGGCATAATTGTTCAAATGCAGGGGGCTTCTCAACCAACGGATACAATGGCTATTGAAATTAGAAACATCGGAAGCGGAGCAACCATTAAGGACGGAGTTATGATGAACGCTGCTGATACAATCACCAACGGCGTAAGAATGTGGGGAGATGTTACGAATGCCTTCGCTTTTGAGGCTGCTGATACTGGCCCTGTAATAACTGGTTGCGATAATGTTGATGACCGTGAAGGTTCAATAAAGATTACAGTTGCTGGGGTTGCGAAATATCTACACTACTGGCCGAATGCAGCATCATAATCACTAAGAATTAAAGGCTAGGGGCTGGCCCCTTCCAAACAGCCCCACACTAACCTAATAGGAGGTTACCAGTGAAACTCACAACCATCGAGCGCCTCACTCTGCTCAACATTTTCCCGGCAGAGGACAACATCGTGACCATGCGGACCACTCGCAGCACCAGGGAGAAACTCAGCTTCTCGGACCAGGAACAGATCGACTTTGAGTTCGTCAATGTCTGGGAGTGCCCGGTCTGCAAGACCGAGGTTGATAAGCCGATTACCACTTTACTTCCTCCCCCCTGTCCCAACTGTGAGAAGAAATGTGAGAATTGCGGACACGTCATGGGGAAACCCACCCTCGTCAACACTGGCAAAATGAAATGGAAGACCAAGGATGTTAAGCCCAAAGATCTCAAATTCGGTGGCAAAGCTAAGGAGCTTATCCGCAGTGTTCTCACGAAACTCAGTACCGATAAGAAGATCACCGAAGCTCATATCAGCTTGTACGACAAGTTCATAGGGAAGGACTAACATGGCTAAGAACTCCAAAGGCAAACTCACGGAAATCAAACTCGCAACGTACCGTACACTCGGGGGCTGGAAAGCCCTCGTTATCTGGTTGGCTGTCAATGATCCTAATAAGGGGGGGTATGCGATTCACCGACCAGGGGAGAAGGGAGAGAGCCCTCCAATTTATCACGCAGCGGATGGCACGGCTCACGCAGCATTTCAGCAATCTGCCTGCGCACCACCGCGTTACGGTCTAGCTCTCCCCGCTGATTTAGTCGAAATAGCTAAGGAGGAATCAAGTGGCAAAGAAAACAAAAATCAAGAAACAGAATAAGCCCACAGTTGGAGGACTCCAAAAGGGACCAGGCAAATGGATCCTGCTTTCCATACACGATGCTGATAAAAAGATTGTCGGGCAACTGGATCTCGTTGGTAAGACTGTTTCCTTCCGGGGCCAGGCCGACAAAGCAGCTCGTGTTTTCTTCGATACTTCCAAGATTTTCATTGATGGTTATATCGCCGAACGTCTTACCGAGCATATCCCTGATGAGGAGGAGACCATAGGTTATGAGCTCGACTCCTCTGTCTTCACCAAAGTTATCAGACAACTGGGGCTCAAGCCCGATGATGTTCTTTCCCATACTGAATACCCTGACCGCATTGTCATCGTTACCAAGAACGGCAAGAAGTTCAAAGTTCCAATTTAAGGAGTTTAATCTATGTCACAACGACAATGCACTACACATAAGCTCTTGGCTTCGGCCGAGCGCGTTGCAGGCACTTACAATTCTGATCCCTGGCTAAAGGTAGGCTCATTCATAGAGGGTCTCCTGATGGTTAGCGTTACCGCAGCGAGTACTGGAACACCCACTCTCACTATCACGGTGCAGGTTTCCCCCGATGAGGGGACAACCGCTGTTACCCACACCACCCTAAGTGCGATCTCGGCTGTGGGCACCGTTGTGTCCAAACTGACTCACCTGGGCGAATGGATCCGAGTAAGCGCCGTAGTAGCTGGCACCAATACCCCCAAATTCACGTTCTCAATTCATCTCGCGGTGAAGAGCTAGGCCATGTCAAAACTCTCGGATTATAATTCCAGGGTCGATGCCTTAGTCCAGGATGATGCTGGTTTCATCGAATCGGCTGAGATCGACGAGGCCATCACCATGGCCGTCAAACGCTACTCGCTGCATCGCCCGCAGGAGAAAGCCCAGGAGTATGCAGGCGACGGCGGTTATGACTATGACCTTCCTAGCGATTGGGTCCAGGGATTCTCTCGCATTGTCTCCGTTGAGTACCCTTACGATGAACAGGATCCTAATTTTATTCCCAAAGAAGAGTGGACTATCTTCCTCAAACTCGTTGGGAGCACACAAACGCGTGTCCTTCGCTTCCTGACTACTTCACCCGCAGCAGCGGATTCCGTCCGCGTCGTCTACACCATCCCTCATCTCGTTGATGACTCATCCTCCACGGTCTATGCTAATGATTTCGAGGCTCTTTCCTCCCTCGCCGCCTCATACGTTTGCGGGATGTTATCCAGGAAGTTCCTCCAGACCTCGGATTCCACTATCGGAGCCGATGCAGTCTCCTACGCAGCCAAGTCCTCCGCGGCTGCTTCCCGCGCCAAGGAACTCCACCACTCATACCTCGATCACCTGGGCCTCGCTGAGACTCCAGCCAGCGGGGGCATAAAAGAATTTGATACCGGCTTTGTCTGGGGCTCAGAGCATTTAACACACAAAAGTTGGCAGAGATAGGATTAAACAATGGCATCAGATGACACAACCATCAAACTCGAATTCAAGGGGAAACTCTTGACCGATACTCTCGGGACAACTCAGATTTTCCACGACGAGTATCTCAACGGCTTTGAAAATTCATTGAAAACTCTGCGGGATTATATTCGTGCACGCTGTCCTATCGGAGTTTCCGGTCGTCTTCGCAGTTCCGTCAACTATCGTGCAGAGGAACTCACTCCTCGGGGTCGTTTCGGTTTCCCAACTGGTCCGCTCGAATTCGAGGGCGAGGTCTACGCCCGCTCCGAAGCGGAATACCATTTCGGCATCTTTCCTACCCCGTGGTCGGCCATTTGTCCCTACTCCAGAGCGGTCGAAATTGGGACTCGCCCTCATTTTCCACCTATGATTCTACTTCGCGACTGGGCTTCCCGTGTTCTCTTTCTAGCTCGTCCAGCGGCCACCCTCGCAGCCTATTTCATCGGCCGTTCGATCTCCAAGCATGGCACCCGCGGTCGCTTTATGTTCCGAGATGGACTTACACAATTTGAATCCGAGAAAGTTTTTGAAAATAATATGGAAAAAGCGGTAGCCATAGCTACCCAAAAAACCGCGGTAGAGACTCCGTGGTGGGCTGCCTTCTAAATGTTACTATCTCACGCACACACTTTACCACTGCCTTCACCCAACATCCAAATTTCGGCACTCTATGGCGTTATTTTCGGGGGAGATGCAGTATGAGTTATTCTACGATTTTAGCCCAGATCTTATCGACTCTCCAGGGCGTTACCGGCATCGGCACCAAAGTCTACGATTATGAGCGCTATGCCGCAACCTGGAAAGAGTATCTCGACCTCTTCAAAGCGAATGACCTTATCAAAGGTTGGACGATCACTCGTATTGCCACTCCCGAGGAAACAAAAAATGTCACTACCAATCTACGCACTCATGTTTTCGTCATTCGCGGTTTCTACTCTCTTGATGATTCCGCAGCTACGGAGAAAACGTTCCAGGTTCTTATCGAGAGCATCTGCACGGCTTTCAGAGAGGACCCAACTCTCAGCGGCGTCGCCTTCGATTCCGGCCCCGTGCAAGTGGACACCGTTGGCCCAGTCATGTTCGGCCAGGTTCTTTGCCACCACTGTGAACTCAGATTACCAGCTCAGGAGGAAGAACAGTGGCGCTAGTCATTCCTATTCTATCTACCGGAGGTTTCTGATGAGTTCCAACTCTTTCAAGAATCCAGTGGTCGCGACTCTGTGTGTCGCTTTCGTCGCTTTCTGCATCGCCATCGGCAGCTACTCGACCTACGCTTACCGCACTTCGATGGAGAATCGCGAGCGCATCGCTGTTCTCGAATCCACACAGCGAATCATGCTACAGAAATTAAATGAGATCTCACTCGATGTTAAAACTCTTTTGTCCTCAAGGAGATAATAATGGCAGGCTCAGGTAAGCAATCTCATCTCGGCATAGCCAAAGAAGTCATCTGGGGCGAGGCTGTAGCTGCCACAGATCATCTCAAATACTCCTCAGAGAAACTTATTTTCGACCCAGAGGAGTTAGTCGCCTCCTCCATACCATCTTTACGCGATGAGCCCGACAGCTACGAGGGCTTAAATAACATCGGTGGCCCATCGGTTCACGAAGTTCATCCCGATGGTCTCGGCTACATTCTCCGTTCCTGGTTCGGTAAATGCCTTACTACTAATCCTACCGGCACGGTCTTCAAGCATGTGTTTACCCCAGGTTTGGATAAGGAAGCATCCGGGACCGCGAATTCCGGCACCTCCACCACGTTAATAGACGCAGCTCTCGTCGCTACGGACGACATGTATAACGGCTGCTGGCTTCATATTATCTCCGGCACTAATTCAGGTGAGTGGCGCATTATTACCGATTCTGTGGCATCTTCCAACCAACTCACGGTAGCCCCCGCTTTTACCGCGGCTATCAACAATACTTCTGTTTTCGAGATTCGTAATGGTCCGAAGGATTGTATTCTACCACCTTACACCCTGGAAGCTCATCGAGATCTTGCTAAAGCCTTTCAATTCAAAGGCTGTGTACCCAATACGCTTTCCTTCGCCATCAGCACCGTGGCTAAGATCCTCATGCTCACCGCTGACTGGATCGCCAAGGACGTCGCGCTCGTCGATCCCACGTCTCCGGATCCTGAGGATACTGAACCATTTCGCTGGAACCAGGCAATACTACTCATCGGCCGTGATTATTCTAGCACCGTGGATATAGATGGCAATACCAATACTACTACCAAGATTTATGACGTTGCTGCTTCCTACACCATTGACGCCCTCATCGGCAAATATATTCGCATGACCTCCGGGACCTGCATCGACCAAATCCGTAAGATTACGGATAACACGGCTACAACTATTACCTTCTCACCGGCTATGTCCGCAGCTCCCTCAAACGCCGATACGTATGAGGTTTGGACTGAGGACGGCACGATGGAGACACTCGCCCTCGCTATTTCCAATGGTCTCCTGGCTGTGCCGTTACTGAATAATTCTAAATGCATCGCTAAAATAGTCGGCGATGTCTTCAGGCTCGGCACCATCGCAGCAACTTTCCACGTTGAGAATCGCACTAATTGGGAAACCTATTTCAAAGACTGGACGACACGCCCCTGGTTCCTACTCTTCCGGGGTGCTTCCCGTACCAGCACCGCATTCTATTACGAGTTACAGTTTCATCTACCGAAGGTGCTTTTTACCGCTTACCCCCTTGGCACCGATGGCCCCGGCCAACTCACAGTCGGAGCCACCGGGAAAGTTAAGTACGATTCAACTTCGGAGTATCTCGCTAAATGCGTGCTCTTTAACGCTAAATCTAGTTATTAAGCCGCGGGGAAGGATGGCGATTCACAAGAAGCCTCTCGCTAACAACCTTCTCCGCTTTATTATGAGGTTACTATGTCTCTGATCTCGTTATCACTCATCCTGAAGGACATTATCTCCCGCATCGCCAACGCTGCTGCTTCGTTCTTCCAGAAGCTCTTTGACCTCGCTCTACTGTTTATTTCTCTTTACCGGGGAATTGCTGCTCTTTTCCTTACCTCATCTCAGAAACTACGTTTCCTTATCACGAAGTACGCTTCCCAACAGGTCTCACGCTTTACCGAACACACCACCATCGCTCAAGCAGCGCTCCCCGATCTCCTTTCGCCGGAGACAACTACGGATGTTATTCGTGATCTTACTAGCATTACATCGCAAGCCCAGGCTGCACGCATCGGCGTTCTCGGTCTAGTCGCTCGCATCGCTAGAATGCGCAGCCGCACGATTATTAAATACATCTACGTTGATTAACGAGGTTTAATGTGAAAAAACTTGCCGTAACTATTATGCTCAAGGATCTTTTCTCCGCTGCACTCAAAACGGTAGCCACAGCGGTGGAGGTCTTTACCGGCAAATCCAAGAAACTTGAGTCGCAGATGAAGGCCGAGGTCTCAGCCATCAAGGAGCGCACTCGGCAGGTGGAGACAGCGCTACAGGAGCAAATGGACGCGGAGGATGCTGCGGTTCGCGCAGTCGGGAAAGCCGCTGAGGAGTACGAAGCAATCCTGGAAAAAGAGCGGTCAGCTCTCAGCGGCAAGGTCAAGGAATACGATTCGATTCGCAGCGCATCATCTCAAGCAGCCAGCGCAGTTCGCAGCCTCAACTCAGCTATTGGTTCGCTCAAATCCAAGACCATCACTATCACTACCATTTATGTTTACAAGACGAGGGGCTCGAAGGGCTCGAATCCTTACGAGGGTTCATCCAAAGGCTCCAACCCATATTCTTCATCGGCTCCCACTACAGGTCCCGGGTTATCCTCAACCACTGACGCCGCGGACGCCAAGGATATTGTCGAGAAAACAGTGCTTCCGGCACTTAAAACGCTGGCCAGGGAAGGTAAAGTCTCCGAGGAGGTAGTCTTACAATGAGCGCAATCAGAGTCACAGACGGTACAACAACGATTGACTTCGATCCGGCTGAGGGGTACATCGAGCCTAAGATCCTGGACAAGACTCACCAGCGAGCTATCGACGGGACTGGCTACGCTTACAAATGGTGGGCCAAAGAGCGTTGGGAGATGCCTCTGGACAGAATCGCCAAAAGCGATGCCGACCAATTCAATACCTGGTGGGAGGCCATTACTCCCCTAACCCTTACCCCCGATATGGTCAATGCCGCTACGACCACTTTCACCGTACTTTTAAGAAATGATACCGCACCCGTATCCGCGATGCAATCCAAGGTATTCGCTGTTCATTACGCGGGCGTACTAATTTTCGAGGAGTCATAAAATGGGATTCCCCACAGTAACAAATGATGACGGTACAGGTCTCACGGGGACCAGCTTTAGCGCAGCCTTCTTCACCCTGGTAGAAACGCATGGTCAAAAGGTGGCCAGGACAGCCACGGTGGTGGATTTGTCTGGCGCCGCGGCTACGCTCATCGCCCTGCATTGTGAGCGCGCCTGCACTCTGCTTAAAGCCACTCTGCTTTACACCGAGGCTTCCAGCGGTGATGCGGGAATAGCTGTCAAGATTGGGAAGGAAACTGACAACGATTATTTCTACACGGGAACGTCCGAGGTCAGCAAAGCGCAGTGGTATTCCAAGAACGTTACTCTCTTACAGACCGCGGTTGGGGCCGGTGATACCGTAATCCTCTCCAGTGCGGGGAGTAAATCCGGCACCGGCGAAATAATGCTGATCCTCGAATATGATTACACATAGAGAGATATCATGACAGTAGCACCCGCGGAATTAAAGCTCTACGCAGCTCTCAAGATGCCGAGGAACGATTTTGGAATCAACGGCGGCGGCATAGATACCGATGAGGAAATTACCGGGGTTGTCCTCGAAGTCTTTAAGGACCAGTATTCGCTAGTCGCTGGCAGCGGCGGTAGAATCGTCTACCGCAAAGTTTTCTTCAAGAGTACGAATAGCATCGACACCCTCAGCGACGCGGTGGTGTGGATGAGCGTGGATGATAATAACTGGATTACCCTCGATATGGACGATGCCGTTGACGGCTCCTCAACCTCAGTCAATAGAGTTACTGCACCATCCAGCCGCACCTTCGCCGAGCATAACACGGAGGCTACGGCTCATGCAATTCCCGGAGGCGCTTTAGCTCCAGGAGAAGCTATCGGCATCTGGCTGAAACTTACGATCCCAGAGGGGCAGAGCGCAGATTCCTCAATCAAGGCGACGTTGAAATGCTTAGGATCAGTAATAAGTGTATGAAAAAAATAACAAGGAGAGTCAAATGATTAAGCTATTGAAACAGATCGACCGGTTTTTGGGAAAACTGATATTCGGGACATTGCGCAAGCGGACCAAGAATTCCTTTGATCTCAACGATACTCTGTGGGCGAAGCACTATGACAAGAACGGCAAGCTCATCGAGAAACGTTGTCTCGGCCACAATCTAGTCGTAGATGATGGGATGGAGCATATCGTTGATTCCTGGCAGGATTCCACGACTTACCCTCTGGATGAATGTAAATACCACGATACAGGGATTGGAACTACCGGCGCGGCCGCTGACAACCCGGCGATGGAAACCGCTACTGGATTCACGCGAGCTACTGGGTCTCTCACCGAGGGAGATAACGCTAAGGAATTCAAGAGCGTCGGAACCGTATCCTGCACGGGAACCAAAGCTGTTACCGAATGGGGGCTTTTTAGTGCGTCAACAAACGGAGTCCTGATCGCACGGAATACTTTCTCGGCCATTAACGTAGTGAGCGGGGACAGTATAGAGTTCACCTGGGAATGTCAGTTAGCATCTAGTTAAATAGGAGGTTTAGATGGCTTATCGAGAAGTAAATCTACCAGCGGGTAGCTGGAATTATCCTACAAGTAATCCTGCTCCTTTAGATAGAGATGTGGGAACTAACAGCGGAATGTTTATTCAAGTCTTTGATAAAACGACGGAGGAATTTGTTCTACTGGAACCTGCATTTGAATTGCCTAATAATTTGGATGGGTCAGGGACGGTCTATTTCAGTTTGATTGGCTACGCAAAGACGGCTGATGGAAACGAAGTGCAATTCCGAATTTCTCATTCGGCTAAGGCTAAAGGAGAAGATTGGGATGCACCTTATGATACCCTAGATAGTGGGGATTATGTGACAGATGGACAGCAGGACGAGTTAGACCAGATTGAATTCAATGAAACTGTGAGCAATTTAGCTTGGACTGCTAAGGATTCGCTTAGACTGATGCTGAGTAGAATAGCGATAGATGATGGAAGTATTGTCAATGATGATTATTACATAACGAATCTGAAAATAAGAATACCTGTAACCTAAAGGTGATTAGATGGCATTAGAATTTGATGGGAATGACCAAAAAGTAACCAATCCTACCTTATTAAATGTTGTTCCTGCAGCAATCAGCATAAGTTGTTGGATTAAAACAGGAACTGAGAATGCTGGCATACTTATACACAAAGATAATATTACTGATGAAGATAGATTTTACCTTCAGGTAACTGGTGGAATTATAAACTTTAGAACGGAAGAAAATAACAATGGTTTCAAACATTTATTCGGAGAAATAGCTATAGATGGTGATAAATGGCATAACATTATGGTAATTTGGGATGGTGGTAGTGGAAAAAGAATATTTGTTGATAGCGTTCTTGATGTAATAGATGGGGTAGAAACAACGCTGATGAGGAATGGGACGGCTTCAGATTTTAATATCGCTTGTAGTCCAGTTTTGGGGAACTACTACGATGGTCTCTTTAGTGATGTCCGTGTCTATAATCGTAATATTTCCCTGGCAGAAATAAAATCAATCTATTATGCCCAAGGTGCTGATAACATCATAAACGGTCTTTTGGGTCGCTGGCTAATGAACGAAAAGCCAGATGGAACTGCTGCCGCAGGAGCTAATGTAGTAATTGACATATCGGGAAATGGGAATCATGGAACGCCTGTCAATGCTCCAGTTTATCGGGCGGGGACTGTGCGGTTGATCCGTCCAACTCTTAAATCACCATTATTAAATTGGACTGTACCCAAAGCTCTAGCCGATCCTCTCGCTTTCACTGACACCATTGTCAAGAAACCATCCAGGCTATTAGCGGATACCCTCGCCTTTACGGACGCCATCGCTAAGTTCACTTCAAAGATCCCATTCACGGACAACCTTGCTTTCACTGATGTTCTCTCCCACGTCGTGATTTGGGGCAAGGCATTAGCAGATTCCATAGGACTCACAGATTCTTTCATCGCCAAGTGCAAAAAAGTCTTCGCAGATGACTTGACCTTCACGGATGCTATTGCCAAATTCACCACAAAGATCCCATTCACCGACTCTCTTGCTCTCACGGATGCTATCGCCAAGGAGACAAAGCGGTTGCTAACCGATGGCCTGGCCTTAACGGACTCACTCCTCGGCAAAATCTATAAAACTAGGGACATCGTCTACGACATCGTGAGCCGCAGTTGGCTCTCAGCTCATAGCATTAAAGTCATCCTCAATCTCCTCCGCAAATTTGTCTATGACGCCACGCACGAAACCTCAAAAATCCAGGCTCTTGGTTCGATCAGCAGAATGGCCTCCAAAATCGTTTCCGGGGGGACTCAGGTAACTCTGGTCAACACGGCACAGTATTGGAATAAATTCCTGTCCGACAAGACTAACATTCGGCAGACGGCAACTCTCCAACTCGGAGTCGGAGTTGAGAATACCATCGCACGAGCTGGCGTTGCCCGAGCGGGAATCACCGTAGCCAATTTAACCACGCTCAAGACCGGCAGCGTGGTCTCCAGCGGGATTTTCGTTCCCGGTGCGGGTCAATGGTTTGATGTTCTAACCGGTTGGGGGGATGATCCGCTTTTCCAAGGCTCTTATAC